AGCACATCAGCATCATTGAAGATCGCATGGCGAGGAAGTAATGGCTGACTTCAATCCCGCGTTTGAGAAGATGATCCACGACGAGGGTGGATACCAACTGACGGACATTCCGGGTGACCGGGGAGGACAAACATATGCAGGAATCGCAAGAAAGCCAAATCCAAACTGGGCAGGGTGGGCGTTCATTGATCAAAAGGACTTTGGCGGCGCTACGCAACTGGTTCGTGAATTTTACAAAGTTAATTTCTGGGATCGCATCAGAGGTGACAATCTTACGAACCAAGCTATTGCCGAGACCATCTTCAACTTTGCAGTCAACACCGGAGTCGGTGTCGCCTCCAAGCTCGCCCAACTCATCGTTGGAGTTACACCAGACGGAGCCATCGGCGCAAAAACCGTCGAACGGTTGAACATCTGCACGGCAGAGAAGTTCCTTCCTGCTTACGCTTTGGCCAAGATTAGCCGGTACGCGCAGATCTGCAACAAGGATCGGTCCCAGTCTAAATTCCTATTAGGTTGGATCAATCGCACTCTGGCGGGGCTTAAGTAATGGACTTGATTGGAATTGGGTCAATAATTGAAGGCGTCGGCAAGGTTGCGGACTCGTTGGTCACAACGGACAAGGAACGCCTTCAGATGGCGTTGGAAGACCGCAAGCTGGACTTGGAAGAGAAGAGAATTGACCAAGCCACCGACTTGGCTCAAGTTGAAATCAACAAGATTGAGGCCGGTTCATCTAGCCTATTTGTCTCTGGTTGGCGTCCTGCTGTGGGCTGGATTGGGGTTCTGGGTTTGGCTTACCAGTTCCTTGGCTACCCCTTAATGCAGTGGCTATGGGCTTTCGGGCAGGGAGTCGATATAATTCCCAAAGGGCTGGCCCCACCTCCTGACTTGCAGGTTGAGCAGTTGATGACGCTGCTTGCTGGGTTGCTCGGTTTTGGTGGCATGAGGTCTTTTGAGAAATCCAAAGGGGTAGCATCGAAATGACCGTTGCAAGTGTGATGACCTATGACTCGCTGGTCGATGACATTGCCACCTACCTTGAGCGCGATGATCAGGCCACGCTAGATAAAATTCCGCAGTTCATCATGTTCGCGGAGCAGGTCATTGCGTCGGAGATTAAGTTCCTCGGTAACCTGACGGTGGCCGATGGGACGATGACAATTGGCAATCCTGTGTTGGATAAGCCTGCACGGTGGCGCAAGACCGTATCGTTTAACGTCACGACGGGGGGCGAGCGCTACCCGGTGTTCCTTCGCAAGTATGAGTATCTGCGTGAGTATTGGCCAGACGACACTCAGACGGGGCTGCCTGCGTTTTATTGTGACTACGACTTCACCCACTGGCTCGTGGCTCCTACACCCGCGGCAGCGTACTCGTTTCAGGTGCTGTATTACGAACGGAATCAGCCGCTGGATTCGGCGAATCAATCCAATTGGTTCACGCAGTACGCTCCGCAGGCTTTACTTTATGGTTCCCTGCTGCAGGCCATGCCGTTCTTAAAGAACGATGAGAGAATACCGGTGTGGCAGTCTATGTACGACAAGTCGATTGCGCTGCTTAAGCAGGAAGATCTGACGCGAGTCGGTGATCGTCAAACCGTGGTGAACGACTCATGAGTTACAACAGCCCATTTACCGGTAACGTCATTCAACCGACTGACGTTTCATATGCCGCATATGCTCTAACGTCTACGACGGGGACCATTCAACTCGAGTGGCCACTGAACGGTAACGACACAGACTTTGTCGCCGCGAGGGTGATGCAGGTCAGCACGACCAGCACGGCCTATGAATTGTGGATGCCACCGGCCAATCAAGTGTCGGTTGGTCAGGATGCGCTGATCTATAACACCGGCGGAGTAACGCTGACGGTCAAGACGTTTGGCGGGGCTAGCACAATCGTCTCAATCCCGGCTACAGGCGGAAGTGCGCAGTACATCTTCGTCACCTCTAACGGGACCACGACTGGAACGTGGGGGGTGATTGCATTCGGGTCCACTACGTCCCTTGCGACGGCCTCAGCGCTCGCCGGGTTCGGTCTGACTGCCATCGGGGCGACCCTGAACCAGACGACGCCTGTGACGACGTTCGCGTCTACCTACACGCTGCTTGCGTCCGATCGCGCATCTACTTATGTGTGGAACGGCGGCGCAGGTACGTTGAGTCTGACTTCGGCCACGACGCTAGGAAACAACTGGTTTGCTTTTGTTCGTAACGGCGGGAGTGGAACTCTGACGGTTTCCCCGAGCGGCGGGAACCAGATCAAGGGATCGGCATCGTTGGCGTTGCAGCCATCGGACTCTTGTTTGATTGTTTGTTCGGGGTCGGCGTTCTTTACGATCGGTCTCGGGCAGGGAACCCAGTTCTCGTTCACGCAGTTGACTAAGTCAGTGGCTCCGGGGGGTGCGTTTACCCTCTCGAGCACTGAGGCTGCGAACGTCATCCAGAAGTACACGGGTGCATTGTCATCGAACGTCACGGTGACGATGCCGCAGACGGTTCAGATTTACTACATAACGAATCAGACGACGGGTCCTTATACGATCACATTCACAACTGGGGCCTCTGGAGGCGCTACGGCGACCGTGCCGACCGCGCAGCAGATCATCCTACTGTGTGACTCGGTCAACCTCTTTAACGCCTCTACGATCGCGGCAGGGGCTACTGCGGTCACGTTATCTAACGGCGCGGTCGGGGCGCCGGCGTTGAGCTTTGCGAGTGAGACAACGACGGGTGTTTATCGGCCTGCGTCGGGTGAGTTCGGGATCTCGATCCTCGGGGTTCAGCGGCTTGACGTAACGGCTGCTGGCATTACGGTGACCGGGGCGGGTGCATTTACTGGAGCGGTATCGGGAACCACGGGGACGTTCACGAGCGGCGTTTCTGGTGGGACCTTCCCGTGACGGCAAAGGTATTCGCGCTAGACACAAAGCCGGGCATCCAGAGGGATGGAACCACCTTCGACAAAGATTTTTACGTCGATGGTCAGTGGGTAAGGTTCCAGCGCGGCCGGCCAAGAAAGGTTGGTGGATACGCGGTTATCTCGAGCCAACTGAATGGGCCCTCTAGGGGCGTTTGGGTCAATCCCAACAACGGCTTCAATCAGATCTTCAGCGGGTATAGTGGCGGACTGCAGGCGCTAACGGTTGACAACAACGGGGTTGGTGCCGGGGTTACGGACTACACCCTGTCAAACTTCACGGCTTCGGCCAACAATCTCTGGCAGTTCGATGGGTTCTACGACGTTACGGGCTCAGGCGTAGCGACAATCCTCGCGCACCCCGGCCAGAACCTTGCGCAAACTGATTCAACGGTAAACACGCCGGTTCTGATTGGCAACATCAACGGCACAAGCCTGTCCCAGATCGGGACCTTTACTGATGCCAACGCCTACCTGAACTCAACGAATACGGTCACGATCAGTCAGGCCAACACCTTGATTGGTGCCGGTCAGTCGGTGAGCGGGACCGGCATCCCTTCTGGCACAACGGTTGTTTCAAAGGTTGAGAGTGCTGACGTTTTATCGACGGTTGCGGTTACGGGGACCGGAGGGCAGTTGTCCTGCGCGTCAACTTCTGGCCTTTATGTTGGACAAACGGTATCGGTCACCGGTACAACCACCCCGCAAACGCTGGCAAGCGTAGCAATCACGAGCACGGGCGGCGCATTTTCTTGCACTGCAACAACCGGGCTGTACGTCAATCAGCCGGTTTACGTTACTGGAACTCAAACCGGCGTAGCTCTGGCGAGTGTGGCAGTCACAGGAACGGCCGGGCAGTGCTCTTGTACTGCGACAAGTGGGTTGTTTGTTGGGCAGGCTGTAGTGGTCTCTGGGACTCTCACAGGCACTGCTACGGGCATCTCGACTGGCTTGACCTACTACATCATTGCGACGGACGGCACGGCGACGTTTACGCTGTCAGCAACCTCCGGCGGCACTGCGATCACGACGACTGCAGGGACTACGACCGGTTTGGTGTTTACGGTGCAGCAGTTCACCGGCGTCACGTCAGGGAGCACTTATTACATCACGGCAACTAACGGGACTTCGACGTTCACGTTGTCTGCCTCGGTTGGTGGCCCGTCCCTGACAACGGCAACGAACAGCGTGTCTGGGCTGGTGTTTTCGGTTCCCAAAAACACTGGTCTGGTGTCTGGCACAACGTACTACATTATTGCCACTAATTACACGACCACTTTTACGCTGTCGGCTACGAGCGGCGGGTCGGCTATTACGACGATCGTCAACTCGACGACCGGTCTTGTTTTTACGCTGGGCTCGTACACTAAGGTTGTGTTGTCTGCTGCAGCAACGACGACTGGCAACTCTACGCTGACGTTTAACAATAACGTCTCGGTGTCCGGCGGGGTGGTGACTCTTCATCCATACGTTTTTGTTTACGGCAACAACGGGTTGATTAAGAACTGCGCGGCAGGTAATGCGCAGGATTGGGTTTCTGCTGACGCCAACGAAGTCAACGTGGCCACTGGCAAGATCGTTCAGGGGCTACCTGTGCGGGGCGGATCGAATGCTCCATCTGGTTTGTTCTGGAGTCTTGATAGTCTGGTCCGGGTTTCGTACATCGGCGGTACGGGAACCCCGATTCAGTATTGGCGCTATGACATCA